TGTTGTAGTACACGGCATCGTCGCCAGAAGCCAGCGTAGCACCTGCACCTTCCCACTTGAACATGTTCGGGTTAACGATGATACGGAACTGGTCAATCTGACCGACTTCGCCAGCAGCCAGGGTAGTACCCGCAGCATAGTGCTCAGCAGAGATGAACGCAGCGTTGTCGTGCATATCTTTCATTGCACGCAGCGTAGGGATCAGCTCAGAGCCGATGTACATATAACGCGCAGCCGGAACAACACGGGTATCGATATTACGAGTACCGTTCAGGATAGTGGTGTGTTTCGGAGTACGGTTGTTGTCCAGATCAATGGACAGGCGCATCAGATCACCATAGGTAACGATATCGCCCTGGCCGATTTCGGCACGAGAAGTTGCATCGCCAGCGTAACGGATTGTACCTGCGTTGTTAATCAGGTCGATCTGAAGGGCGTCTTCAGTGATCTGGTTAGCAGCAGTCAGCAGTTCGCGGTTGATGTGTTGCAGCAGGTCTGCGTCAGAATCGAAGTTCAGAGAGTCTTTGGTGTATTCAGTGAAGAAACCAAATTTCTCGAAAGTGCCTTCGAGTTCCAGACGAGTAACGCCGACACGGTTAACACGACCGCCGTTCTCACCCAGTACAGGCAGTTTACCCGGCACAGAGCCAATATCTTTGCTGGAACCGTACAGGTTACCATTGGAGATCTTCGCACCAGTTGCATCGATACCCTGGTCGTTGACGTTACGGTCATCCAGGATCGGCATGTAGTGGAAGCGCTTAATGGTTTTACCATAGTTCGCTGGGATGGCTGTTGCAGTAGCCAACTGAGTGAAGAACTGTTCTTTACGCAGTTCAGTCAGAGCCTGGCGCTGGTAATACGCAGTTACGATCTGCGGGCCAATGCTGGACTCTTTCCCATTAATGGGGTCTTTATATTGCATAACCATAAATAGTCAGCCTCTTACCGGAATTGAGTTGGGTCAATCTTAGCAAACTCTTCGTCAGAAAGGGAAAATAAGTTTTCACCTTTAACTGCTGGTTTGCTTTGGACGGTTTGTTTTGGTGCAGCCGCGGCTTTCTTAGCATTCACCGTTTCTTTCTTCGGTGCAGCTTTAGCTGGTGGCACTACTTCTTTGGCAGGGGCTGGTTGTACGCCCGGAACTTTAAGTAAGCCCTGAGCTTGCAACTGCTGTTCTACTGCCGCGTGAGCTTGCAGAGAGTTCATGCCATTCAATTGGCCTAAGACCTTCTGGCGCTGAACTTCATTTGCAATGAGGTCAAAATTGCCCAAAGACTTTTGAGCATCCAGTACACGGAGTAGCCCAGGGTTGTTGGCAATAAAGTCCTGGCTTGCTGAATCCCATGCAGAAGTAACATGAGTCAGCACTTCTTTGAAACCAGGGTTGTTCTGTAACTCTTGAACTGTGTCAGCAAGTTCAATCTGGCTTTCTGGCGGAGCCTGGTGTTGAGACTGATAGCCTGCACCTTGCTCTACGTCGAAGTCCATAAGGTCGATGCCGCTGTCCTGAACCAGCTTAGCGATAGCCTTCGGATCTTTCTTGTGCAGATCGATTAAGAAACCGAGTTCCTGCTCGTTCAGAAGGTTTTCGTTTTCCAGCATCTTCATAATGCGACGGGTGGGCTTCAGAGCAGCCATCTTCTCATGGTAGTTCGCACCCATCTGCATAAGCTTGATCACTTCTTCAGGTGACTGAACAGTGATATCACGCCCATTGGCTTTGAAGGGTTTACCAACGATGGACTCATAAAACGCTTTGTGATCCGGTACATTCTGAGATTCAGGATCAGTCTTCGCTTTAGAGGTTTCTTTGGCAGGGGCTTTATCCTTCGCCTTACCTTCTTCGCTCTGCTGCGCAGGCTCATCGGTAGGCTCAGGGTTCTCAGGATCTACTTCAGGTTCTTGTTCCGGTTCTGGATCCGTTTCAACTACTTCTTCTTCCGGCTCCACTCCAGTGGTTGGCTGGTTTTCAGTAGTCTGTTCCGGTTGTCCATCTTCAGGGTTTTCTGAACTTTGATTCAGATACTGAGAGATATCTAACCGGCTTAATTCATCTTCAGACATGTTCAGTACATCTGGAACATTCTGTTGATCTAGTTGCTCGGTATTAGCACTCATGCTTATTCCTCATTACGCGATTGATATAGTGTTTCGCCATTTTCAGCGATTGCCTTATCTGCAATTTCAGCTTCATCAAGAACGCTGTCGAGATAGGCTTTGAACTGAGCTACGGCGTCTATCTTGCGTGACGTTGCATCGTCAGCTTCGGTAGAGTTGGCACGGTCATAAACAAGTTTAAGCGCGTGTTCTCTGAGGAAGCCAGAGAGAATAACATTCTTGAAATCTGTACTGTTCAGTAAGCGTTTTAACGCTTTGCCCCGTTCAGATATCTTCTTGTCTTTCTCAATTAACGATTCAAGTTCGTCTTCGAAGTTAGCCATACGTACCTCAGATATAAAATAGGCAGGTGGACAATAACGCAAACTGCCTCACCTGCCTAATATTTTTAAACAAATTACTGGTTATTGCCAGCGTTGTTTCGTTGTGCTCTTAACTGATTACGCAAATCCAGGCTTGATTTAGCATGTTGCTGTAACAGATTCAGGTTATGAGAGAGACTCATCTTCTCTTGTTCACCCTGCTGATTCATAGCAAGCACAGCTAATTGATCGTCACCTTTCTGCTTAGCCAATTCCAGTTGCTGCTGGTGTTTAACCCCATTCTGCGTTTGCAGGAAGTCGAGGTTATTCTTATCAGCAGTAGACTGAATCTGTGCAGCACGAGCCTGTTCGACACCAACTTTAGTAGCATTGAGATCGCCTTTAGTACCCGCTTCACCAGCTTGAGAGAGCGTAAGCTGAATCTGTGCTTGGAGCAGTTGGATCTGAAGCATCTGCATTTGCTGTTGCATTGGGTCAGGTTGAGGCTGGAAGTCCATAATCTGCTTACGCAGGTCAGGCATTTTACGCAGTCGTGCAATCTCACCGAGGATAAGTTGCTTAAACCCAAAGTCGATATCGCCCATAGTCTGAAGCATAAATGCCAGGTCTTGTGCCTGTTGCTCATCTGCCTCAGCAGTGGAGATAGTAACTTTAAGGTCAAACTCACCTTTCAGATCATCACGGCGTACTGGTACGAACTGGTCTTCAGTAACACGTACAACTTCTTCTTCATCAAGCCAGACAGCATTCATGGCAATGACTTTACGGGCTACTTTAACCAAACCAGTAGAAAGACGGCGCAGAATACCCATCTCACGTTTGGACGCTGCATCCAATGCACCACGTACAGCAGTAGCTGTATCACCCAGAGATGAACCGTCAATACCGGTAGTAGCAAACGCTTTAACACCAGTAAGGGATTCAGCATCTGAGTTCATCATAGCTACCATGAACTGAGCAGAGTTTGGGATCTCAGGGTATTGGTGAGTATAGATACCCGCCTGTGGGTTCATGCCTGGGTTGTATTCATAGTCTTCACCCTGCTGGAATCGTTTCTTGTTCGCAGCATCCAGCATATTCTTAGCGAACGCTGTCTGGGAGTTAGCAGACTTACCGAGCAGATCAATCATCCCACGGGTAACAGCACCGACAATATCCTGGTTATCTTTCAGGAGTTCGGCATCAGGTTCACCGTATACAGATTTACGAACCGGCAGGTATTGAACCAGGACAAAAGGAAGCTCACGATCCGGGAATGGGTTCTCTTCCATTCGGATACAAACATCCCCTACCCATGTTGCTACAATCGGAGTAAGAGTACCACTACCGTCAATATCCCAATATCCCCAATACTCGTAAGCAACAATTCTTTTGCGTGATTCACCCGCTGGTTGAAAGTCCGGGGCAGTGTTGGGCTGAAAGTCTGGTGCTGATAAAGGCGATTGATTAGAGACATTGATTTTCTCCAGATTTTTATAACGACCTTCAGCTTTAAGTTCAGCAAGTGAAGTCTCGAAGCTGTAGATAATAAAGTTAGCTTTATTAAGGTCGCCGTTACATGACGGATCGATATACAGGTTAGCCAGACGGCACACTTCTACAGTCGGCTGGTTTTTAACAACCTTAACCTGCTCTACCATTTCAACGCCTGTCACTACAAAGCGGATAGGCTGTTGAGTCTGTTTAAATTGAGTATAACCGTCCTGTAACTCTTGAGGATAATTTAGGAGTTGTACTGGGTCTGACTGTTCGATCTGAGCCATCTGCTGATAGATCTGCACGACGCTATAGTCATAGACATAGGTGTAGACAGGCTGAGGTACAGTCTCAATGACTTCCTCATAATCCCAACCAGTACGAAGAACAACCGTACCATCATCGACAGCAGCACGAACGTACTCATCGATTAAAGCTACACGGTCGATCTTATTAGTGAACTGCATGTTCAGAATGAGTTCATTCTGTAACGCACCCTTCTTGTCTTCCCAGGTTACCGGGGTAACCTTGAATAGATCAGGGGTAGACAGGAATGGTTCAGACAGGGCGGAGTAGCGCCACTCAGCCTGTTTACGGACGAGTTTAGGCTGAACCTTTGATTGCCCTTTTTGCGCCTTTGGTGCTGCTTTGCCAGTACCGTTCTTGTAGTCAGCCCATTCAGTAACTTTCGTCATCTGTGTATCATGGGAAGACTTACAACTGTCCAGGTCTTGTTTAAGCAAAGCCAAACGTGGCTCCTGAACCCAGTCGGTAAGACGTGGCACCTCGACCCCCGGCAATACTTGAACATCATCTGGGGCAGAATTGTCCATCGTGTCCTCTACTTATGGTGAAAATAACTTCACCCATTATTGTCAAATAAACCAGAAAGGAAACCTTTCAATGCAAACTACCTTTGAAAAAGTTGCTGCACTTAATCTCGCTTTCGGAAATGAAAAGGGCGACTTAGCTAATCCTAACGTAAAAGCCTTAAGAAAGCAGGCAATGCTTTGCCTGGAAGAGGCTATTGAATTAGTTGAAGCAGCACACCCAGGCATGAAAGTTGTTTGGGATCTCAACGGTGATGCCGATGAAACCAGTGTTGATATGGTGGGCATCATGGATGCCCAGGGCGATCTCACTACTGTGAATGACGGTATAGCTCATGTTGCTGGTTTCGACGGCAATGCCTGCTATGACCTGGTACATGAGTCTAACATGTCTAAGTTCATTGCTAGTGAAGAAGACAAAATTAAAGCTCTGGCTTACTACTACGAAATCGGCTTCCAACCAGATGACCTTTATCTACACGGTAATTACCCTACCATGTGCATAAAAGTTCGCCGGGATATCAAGCTGAACGGTAAGTTCTACCCTGAAGGAAAGTTCTTGAAAAACATGGTCACTTTTAAAGAACCAGATTTTTCTAATCTTTTACCGTAAAGCGGTTGCATGTCCGTAAGGTGTAAGGTATTAATTATTACAGCTACTGACATGGCGACCTTACAGGAGGTGATCTCATCTCCGAACCCAGCTACGGTTACTGGGAAAGCTCCCCTTCGGGGGAGCACCTTTTATAAACCTGAATACATTGAAACCAGTGTATTGATGCTTATAGCGGGTGCTGCGTGCTTAGCGATAAGACTGCCATTTTCCATTTTGGAACGAGATACGTAACCAGGGCAGTGACCCTGAACTGCATGAAGGCTTAAAAACTGGAGTGCTCTGGAACCAGAACCAGATTACCGAACTCGGAGTTGCCCCCGGCTTTACAGGGGGCTTATTAATTAGGGCACTCAGCATTGAACAGGTTCATACCCTAATCTCAATGTGTAGAAACAACCTCGGCAAAGGTTGCCCCAACTACAGAGTGTCTTAATTAATAAGATGGGATAGCTAAACGGTGAAGCGGTAGACTGTTAATCTATGATAGCTGGGTTCGAGTCCCAGTCCCATCGCCAAATTTGGTACTATAGTTCATCGGTTAGAATACTCCCCTGTCACGGGAGCGAGCCGGGTTCGATTCCCGGTAGTACCGCCAAATATGTGAGTGTGGCTGAACGGTTGAAAGCACCTGACTGTAAATCAGGCTCGAAAGACGTGGTGGTTCGAATCCATCCACTCACACCAAATTCTGAAGAGTGCCCATGTCTATTGGGGGATCAACGGTGAGAAGCCGTGGTGTTCCTGCTGCAAGCCTTAAGTGGACAGAACAGCCAGCCTGGTGACGCAGGCAACTCTTCACCCTCTATTGGGGTATAGCCAAGCGGTAAGGCAGGAGGCTTTGATCCTTCGATTCTCTGGTTCGAATCCAGATACCCCATCCAAATTACCCGATAGGCTTAATGGTTAAGACGCCCCCAGAACTTAAGACTGGGATACAGGTTCGAATCCTGTCCGGGTAACCAATCCCTTTCAAACCAGAGTAACAATCATGTTCCCCGATCCTATTGATGAATTCCTTGATGCCGTGGATACGGTAGACCTCTGTATTGCTATGGCAAAAAAGTATAACGAACCCGTTGACGATAAACTCAAATGTTGTAGTCTGGCTGTAGCAAAACGAATACATACCCCTCAGATACGTGACATGTTTATCAATCTCGGTTACGAGAAGATACCAGCCGTATTCTGGGTGATGATGAAAAACCAGTTAGAAGTTATCAAAGCTGGTTTATAAGTTCCCGTCGTTACGCCTCGTGCGTGATGGTTGGAAACACCCGACAAGGTGCATTAACCGCGAGGACTCACGAAGTACAACACTGCGGTATACAAATAGGTGAGTCTGCCTGAGTAAAGGGTACGGAGCTATCAACTCCAGTCTGCAAAGTAATCTTGTGTACCCGGAACTGCAAAGCCTGGAATAGCCCCACTTCGGTGGGGCTTTTTCCATTAAGGAGCTATGATGCCTTACGCATATGAAGTCACTGATCGCCGGGGTAAGAAATACCTGGTGTTCGCTAACTCTGTCGAACATGACAATGCAGTAATGTTCGGCTATTCCATCAAACCTCTTTACGAGAAACCAGAATGACAACTGTTACCAAAGAGTCTATCGAAGCAAAAATCAAATCGACGTATTATCTTAATGCCGGGGCAGCACTGGCAATGATGGATAAGATCGATGAAGCAGACAAAGCAAACCTTTCTCTGGTTACCATCTGCATCATCATCCTGGAAAACGGCTTTAAAGTTGAAGGCGTATCAGCCTGCGTTGATCCGGCTAATTACAACGAAGCTATCGGCAAGCAGTGTGCGTATGAAAACGCATTCAATAAAATCTGGGAACTGGAAGGCTACATGCTGCGTCAGTCTCTCCATGAGAAAGCCGAAAGCCAAGCAATGCTGGCATCGTTTGCTGAGAACAATAAGTGCGAAGGGGGCGGTTGTACGATATGACCAAAGAACTATTACCACACCAGCAGCGTGTAGTAGATGAGCAAACAGAACTGGAGATTAAGCTAAAAGCTCTGCGTGATTTCATTAGTGGCAATCCAGTGTTTGATACTTTGCCTGCTGAGGACCGTACACTTATGAAGACACAGATGGATCTTATGTCTGCTTACTCTAATGTGCTCAGTCTGCGTATTGCACGCTTCTAAAAATTAAGCCCCTCATTGAGGGGCTTTTTTATTATACGAATCCATTCTGTTCGAATTTACTTCCGTGGTTGCCAACCGGCTCTACCCCCGCACCCTGGTCTTGCAGTAACTGACAAGCTGACAGGTATTTGGTGTAGTAGTTGTTCCCTTCATGGAACCCTTGCTGAACGCCCTGCATGTTAGGGTTAAATTTCCGGGATGCAATGTAATACAGGATTGCCTGGAGATATTCCATAGGCACATCCAGGAAAATACGATCCGGGAAGTAAGTACCATCATCAGCAACTTTCTTCAGGCGTTTAGCAGTCGCACGATAAACAATACGTAGCGTCTGTGGTTCCAGATCATCAGGCACACGAATTGTGTTGTAAGCCTGTAGCTGAATAACACGTCCGTTGCGTGGCACAGCATTAGGCGTACCGTATGGGTGACGACGAGTGACGATAGTACCCGGTTCATCCAATGTGTTCACATAACGCTTCTGCTTGCAGCATTCGCACATGTTATCAAACTGGTTTTGACTGATGATCTTGTTGCCGCAGCCACAGGTACGCCCCACTGCGTGAGGCTCCCCTGTGTCTACGCCGATAGGCATTTCCCTGCCTGCACAGTCATAGATCTCATAAATTTCCTGAAGATCATCCTCAAAGATATCCCCAGTGGAGGTAGTTAGGTAACTACCACCCTGAAGTTTACTTTGCTTACTTGCTACCGAGTTATCGATAACGTATACCGTCTGCCCTTTGCAGGTTCGGAGGAAGACCTCTTTACGCTTCACCCAGAAGCGAGAAGAGATATCAGCCATTGCTGCATTAAGTAGGACGATAATCTTGTTGACGGTGGCAATGGAAAACTCACCGTCTGCTGCCCAACCTGTCTGGGAGAATTCCCCGATCAGCAGGTTGTCGAGCACATCCTGTAATCTGAGTTTCATAGTACCTCACACGAGATAGGAGTTGAGGCCACTATTACCCCAACCATCGTCTTGTTGAATATCCCAAATATTACCACTATCACTGTAACTAAGGTTAGCTTCCTCTGAAGGTTTCCATGCCTTCATGTTGGCGAGCATAGACACAGTATCGATAGCATCATCATGTTTGGATTTGAAGCCAGCAAGAGATGCTTTGGTCAGTTCGTCCATCATCTCCATCAACGGTACGGAGTGTCTCATTTCTTGAGGGAAGTACATCTTACCCGCCTTGAAGAAAGGAACCACAACGTTGAAACGCTGCATCTTGTTGGTGTTCGGTCGGATCCCCGGCATGTCAGAGTTATCTTTGGAAGCCAGAGTAAAATAGTTATTACGTGTCATCATCTGTTCCTGAATCCACGGAATGAACCCGCCCTGCTGTCCGGTAACCTCAATACCTACTGACACTGGCTTGTACTTACTGTTAAGCATGAACAGATCATCCAGGTTTTTACCCATGTCCTGTCGCTTACAGATACCGTCTACCCAGAACCAGTCACCGTTATTGTTATAAGCCCAGACCGATATAAACGAGAAGTCGGCTGCTTGCTTATCGCTGGTGGCAAAGTCAGTGGTGATGTAGAAGTTGAACATATGCTTGTTGTTAAGCACAAGCTCACGGCGATACCAGCGAATATCACCATCGGCAATAAGACGATCTTCATCGGACATAATTCGAAGCATAAGCTCCTGGTTAAATGTCGCAATCTTCCCTGCCTTCAGTGCTTTGTCATACTGGTTTTTAACATACTTATAATCGAAACGGTCAGGCCAGCTACCCCGGAAGTCTTTCTCGTCACAAGGGAAACGCTCACATACTGGGTAGACGTTAACAGCCCATGCCCCGGACTCTACTGCCTTGTACAGAGGATCCCCTGCGTTAAACGGCGTACCAGACCAGATCATCATGTTACGTTGAGGGTGCAGAGCGTACTCAACCGCCTTATACACCGTATCCTCAATCGCACTGATAACAGTAGGGGAACGAGCATCCTCATCCGAAACCAGGTCATCGAGTACAGCAAGACGTGGACGTTTACCCATCTCTTTCGTACCACGCACCCCGGTCTTCGCACCGTAACCCTTAACGACGAACTTGTTACCTTCGACGTTTTGGAACTCCCAACGGATATCAGTAAACTTGGCTACTGGAATATACTTACGCAGGAAGTCAGAGTTCTCGTAACGGAACTCTAAGTTTTTACGCATGTTCTTCACGCCGTTATCCACGGAGTCCGATACGTACAAAGCAAGCTCTACAGATCCGAAGCCAGGAATCCCACCATAGGTTCCAATGTACAAGAACAGGTATTCACCCAGTACCGTCGTTTTAGCAGCACCACGGTGTACCATGTTTGCAATCCTGGTTTCCCCAGTACTTACCTGGTCGAGCATCTTATAGTGCAGCACTGGGGTTTTGTTCTCTTCACCCTGCCCACCGTTTACCATTTTGATAAACAGCACGAACTCTAACGCAAAGGGTGAAGGCACATAACCTGGATCGTCACTGTAGTCCACGTCAGACAGCCAGGCATCCACTGTCTTAGGGGTTATCATTTCAGCATTGGTGATGTTCATGCTTTCTCACCCTCAATCAGGCGTCCACCAGCAATCTGCCCGGCTGTCTGAGCACCAGAGCGTATAGTTTCCTGCTGTGCCTGTACCAGATTACCCACAGCCGCACGCAGAGCATCCAACGTACCATCGTCCTTGTGGTTGATATCCAATTCAACCTTCTTGGTTTCTGGTGGCTTAAGGTGACTCATCAGACTGTTGGCTGCATCACTACGTACCTTTTCACTGGTAGCAGTCATCATGATCTCAGCCTGTGTCTGCACAGCCTTCCAGAAGAAATCACGCCCCAGGATATGAACAGGAATCATAGCCTGTTCCATAATCAAGCCTACCAGCTTGTTATTGTGGTAAGCATGAACGTAACTGGAGATGGCCTTAGCAGTCGTACCTTTCTGCATGAAGTAGTTATAACGCTCAGGGAACGTCTTAATGTAAGCATCCTGGTTGTTCAACCCCATCAGCTTATAGCTGACATAGCGTACTGCATCCAGATAGCTTTCCAGCTTGTACTTACCCTCACGCATAACATGAGCATACGTAAGCAGGTTCTCACGATACTGCCCATAGAATGCAGGGTCACTGATTGCTTTGTTAATATTCTGAAGGACTGTATCTGTCACTGACTTACGTACAGTATCTGGCAGTGCAGCCCTTAACTCATCTATCGTTAACTTTGACATAAGGTATAGGCTCCCTATAGGTTTTAGTGGAGTATATGCCAAGGAGCCTCTATGTTTAAATATTTCATTGCTTTTGTCGTTAGCTTTGCTTTGGGATTCTTTATCAATACCCTGCTACAACCTGACACATCTAAACCAGTAGAAAAGACAGTCACAGTAACGAAGGTAGTTACTAACCCTGGTGTACCGGAAACTATCCGGGTGTTCCATGATGATAGCCGGGGTGTAACTTGCTATGAGGGTAAGCAGTCACCTTTACTGTCTTGTGTACCTGATACACAGCTTCGACCTAAGCTATAAATTTTTATAATTTTTATGAGGAAATTTTATGGGTAAACGGATAGCGGTAGCTTGGCGTGTACAGTTCACTAACCCTGAATCATCAGGCAGTAACTTTACCAAGATATACGATAACGAAACAGAGAAAGATAAGTGGGTACACTTACACCAATTAGGAGGTTTTACCGTTAAGGTTACTCCCCTCTATGAATAAAAAGTTTGAGGAAAAACTTTTTATAATTTTTCTCATTTAGGTACGGATGCACTACTTACTACTCTGGCTGTTAGAAATCTGGGACTCCCCCCGGTGTCATCGCTGTAGAAAAAGAATTCTTACTCCTTACACAAATAAACTTAAGGCCATAGGCCATGCTGTGAGCAATGGTGCTCATCATACATGTATGGAGTAATACAAATGTCTAACGTATCTAACGTAGCTAAGCCTTCTCTCTTCGCAGCAATCACTGGTGCTGTTGTCTC